TTTCTTGATCTGGGTATTGATGTATTCAAGATGCATGGGCGTGAGAGTATGATGCGTCTGAAAGAGTCTATGGATATTATCGAGAGGTGGGACAGAGAAGACGAACTACTTTTCCCACAACTCGAACCTTACATGGAAGATCTTGAAATGAAGGATCGTCCTATTGATATCTGGAGAGACAAAATCAAGACATGCAAATTTGATTGCTGGGATTGTAATTACTGTGAATCTGTTGTTGATGCACATCTAAAGAAACAGGAAAGAAAAACACATCCTTACATTAATAGGTGCTTAGAATCTATCGATGCTGCAATTAAAAATGAATCAAAATACAGTCATGAAATTGAAGGATTATCATCGGATACTGTTAGGCATTTTCTGAACAATATTTGTTCTCATGAAGATGTAAAATACTTGGAGGTTGGTGTTTATAACGGTAGTACATTCTGTGCTGCAATTCAAGGTAATGATATCACTGCATATGCAGCAGATCATTGGCAAGATAAAAACATTAAACCAGTGAGAGATGATATTGAATGGACTGGTCAGGAAGGATCTATTGACACATTCATCGATAATGTAAAATTAAACTGGACTGATAATAGTAATGTCGCTATTCTGAATGGAGACATTAGAACTGCTACTCGTGAAAATCTAGATCAAAAAGTCAACACTATTTTTTATGATGCAGATCATGACGGAGCAGTTCAAAAGTCTTGCCTGAATCATATTCTTAAGTATACGGAAGACGAGTTCATTCTCATCATTGATGATGCTAATTTTAAGTATGTGGTAGAATCTGCAAAAGAGTTTGTATCTGAAAACAAACTTGAAATTTTGTATGAAAGAATCATTCTTACAGATGAGTTAGAAGACTCTAATTCTTGGTGGAATGGTATTGTAATTTTTGTATTGAAGAAATGAAACTATTCCCACTATTTCCAATACATGTCATAGCACATGACTTGGAAAATTATTCTGAGTATAGAAATAAACTTGTTAGATATTGCTATCAAGATCAAAAAGATTCTGATGGAGTGAAAGTATCTAACATTGGAGGATGGCAATCAGAACATAAACAGATCGATTTACTCAGTGGTGTTTATGAAGAAGTATCTAAATCCTTAACGAGCTATCTGGTCCCGCAGTTTGCCTTTAGTATGCCGTGGATTAATATCAATCCTCCTGGCACATCAAATGAAAGACATACTCATCCTGGTTCTGATTTATCTGTTGTCATGTATGTCAAGGTCCCAGAAAATTCTGGTGATATCGAGATGACAAATCCAGCATATATTGAATCATTCAATTTACTATCTGCTGCTAGACCAGAAGCAAACCTTTCACCATCAGTTTCTATCACTCCAGTGGAAGGTAGGGTTTTAATTTTTCCTTCTAATATTCTCCATAGAGTATTAGAAAATAAATCAGACAACGATAGAATTAGTATTGCTTGGAATGTAAAAGTATTATGATTGAAACCTTTGATTTGTTTCCAAGTGCTCTTGGAAGAATTATGTACGATGATGCTGCTAATATTAAAGAAACAATTATCGGCATGATTGATGGTTCTCCTATGGAACCAAATGCAAAAGAACCAGCACTACTTCATTTTGAGAATAGCGCAAACCAGTCGTTCTTACACAAAGAAAGTCTGTCTGGTTTTAGGGACTGGATAGAACAACAGTGTACTGAATTTGTACATAAGTCTCTTGGTTATTCTGTTGATAAGATGATTACCACAGATAGTTGGTTAAACTTATGTAATGCTGGTGGAGGACAGTATCCACATTTTCATGGCAATGCATATATTTCTGGAACATATTATGTGCATTTTAGAGAAGGTCATTCACCTCTTACTTTCAGACATCCAGAAAATTCAACACACTCTCAGTTTCCTTCAATTAGTCTACAATCAGATAAAGAAAATCCAAACAAATATAATTCTGATGTCTTTATCTACCCAGCAGAAGGTGAGTTATTGTTATGGCAATCACACTTAACACATGGTTATACGGATAATGCGGCGGATAACCGTATATCAATCTCTATGAATTTCATGCCAGAGATTGTTAATAACGATCGCTATGCCTACAAGGTTGTTCCGCTACATAAATAAGTAAGTAGATAAAAGTTTAGGACCCCCATGGCAAGTATTCTGGAGGTAGGGCAGATTAGATCCACAAGTGGAAATACTGCCATTGAAATTAATTCTAATGGCACTGTAAATATGCCAACTGGAATGCAGATTGGCGGACAAGATCCTTTTGAAGCAACTGGTATCGATAGAGGAACCAGAAATCAAAGAGGAACTAATGCTGGCGAGACAGTTCGTTATAATACAACTGATGCTCAGTTAGAGCATTATCACGAAAATCAATCACAACCAGGAAGTTCTTTGTGGGTTCCTGTTGGCGGTAGAAAACTAGTTGCGTGGGTTGAGAGAAGTGATGCTTTCTCAAGTCTCGATATCAAGTGGGGACCTGGAACAGGAGTTTCTAATCCACAGTTTTACCATTCATATGAAGTTATTATGAACTTCTATGAGCAAGGTTCTGGTAATGGTGAGTATTACTGTCGCTTTATCAAGGCAGATGGTAATGTAGATTCGAGCAGCAACTACTATCACATGGGTTCTGGTTGGCACGCAAATGATGGTCGTCCTAGAGATGCATCTGGTACTGGTGGTAGATCATACTTCCAGATCACTACATTGAATAATAGTTATGAACTGCAGTCAAACGGTGAAGCATCATGGGGAACTACCCTATGGTTCTCAAACACACCTAACGACAGCACTGCTAACTACTGGGCATTCTACTATCACGGTGGAGGTGCTACAGAACAAAATGGTGGTGCATACTATGGAGGTGGTACATGGAGAGGCGCTAGCAGATACAATAGTAAAGGTTATCCACTTGGCGGACTGAGAATTTACAATAACCAAAACATGAGATCTGTAAGCAATGGTTGCAACTTTGCTTGTGCAGTATATGCTACAATGCCTTCGATTAGAGATTATCCAAAGGCAGGTCCATACATGAACCAACCATAAGAACCATGAAAGAATTAAGAAACGTTTCCAAAGCAGAAAAACTAGCATACTATTACCAGCAAGGTGATCGTCCCGAAAATTATATTCATGTTGAAAATGATGGGACAGAAAGACCATATACTATGGAAGAGTGGGAAGATGTGATTCTTAATCACAGAAGACACCCAGATCTTGATAAGGTCGATCTTTCTTATATTGGTAAGCGCAGAGAAGCATACCCTGATGAAACAGAGCAACTAGATGCTATCTGGAAAATTCTCTCTCATTTAAAAGAGAATGGTGTTGATCTAGGTCCAGAAGGAGACATGGCAGACACTATTAGAGGAGTTAAAGAGAGGATTAAAAAACCAAAAGGAATTTAATTTATGGATTTATTTGTTACCAGAGTGTCTGATTATATAATCAGTGATATTGACACTCTTCGATTTGATATTATCAATCATGTTCTAGAGGAAGAAGCAACAGCAGAACCTCACAAATCCTACTCGATGCGGGGTCAGACTGGATATCATTCTTATGATGATCTATGCAACAGAGAAGAACCATGGTCGAAAGATCTGAAGTTGCTTCTTCATCGTATGTTGCAAGATCATGCTGTGCATCTGAATAGACCAGTCCCACCTCCAGAGATTGCTCGCATTAATTGTTGGGCAATGGTCATGAGGAAAGGGGACTTTTCATCTTTCCACAATCATCCTAGCGCATTGTTCAGTGGTGTGTTATACTTAGATGTGCCTGAACAACTTGACGAAAAAGAAGGTCAGTTAGTATTTGTTGATCCTCGTGCTCAGACGAGAGTAGGTAGATACTATGATCATGATGTGTTCCATCGAATTACACCAAAAGTTGGGCATGGATATGTGTTTCCTAACTGGTTGGATCACTTCGTTGATCCACACTACTGTGAGGGGAACCGAATCTCATTGTCATTTAACCTATGTGACATGTGAATAAATAACCGTACATACAATCACCTGTGATAACCATGGATACCGCAACTCTAAAGGAAAATTTTGAAAAGCAGATTGCTGATACCGAGAAGCAAATCCGCGATCTAGAAGAAAACCTCACAAAAGCAAGAGAGTATAAGATCAAACTACAAGGTGGTCTTGAAACTCTAGGACTACTGGAAGGCGAAGGAGCAGCACCTGAAGGCGAACCTGAAGTACCAGCAGCAGAATAAATAGTAAATCCCTTCTTCCTAAATAGGTAAGAAGGGATTTTTTGTGTGTAATGGCATCTCCAAATTCAAGAGCTGAACTCATCACTTATTGTAAGAGGCAGCTTGGTGAGCCTGTC